GCATAAACCGACTCATAATTGAGTTGGCAATTGCAACTGGCATACCAATGAGCGAATGGACTGACATTGACTCAGTATTAACAGCGATTGAGATATTGAAGGAGCGAAACGTTGGCAGAGGAAGGTCTTAGTGCGTACAGCCAACGTGAGCTTAAGCAATTGGCTAAAACGTTTCAACTTATGGGCGACGAAGCAGTTGCAGAAGCTAGAAGTGTTTCAAATGCTCTTGCAAGTTATACAGCTGGAAAAATCAAGGAAGCTGGGTACCAACGTACCGTTTCAGCAAAAGCAGTCAAAAGAACAGTTGACGGTCTTAAAGTGTCCAAAACATCAAAGACTGGGCAAATCTCTATTGGATTTGCAGGTCAGCGCTTTTCTGGTGGAGCAACGACACAAATGTTGTGGCGCGGTCTCGAGTTTGGAAGTGTTCGTTTTAAGCAATTCCCTAGTTGGTCTGGAAGATACGGTAGAGGCTCTAGAGGCTGGTTCATTTATCCGACCTTACGTTCAGTTCAGTCAGAATTAACTCAGAAATGGACGGAGTCGATGGATAAAGTTGTGAAGAATTGGAAGACAAATGGCTAAAGACTGGCGAACGTTAAAACTCGAAATCCTTGCGGAGACAAAACAATTTGTCACCGATATGAAAAAAGGCGAGACCCAAGTTGAAAGCTTTGGTGATAAAGCGACCAAAATGGGTAAGGTGGCAGCCGCTGCATTTGCTGCCGCTGCCGCTGCAGCTGCCGCTTATGCTGGCAAATTAGCAATTGAAGGCGTAAAAGCTGCGATTGAAGATGAAGCCGCTCAACAGCGTTTAGCTAACGCTTTAAAAAATGTCACAAATGTAACCGACGAACAGATTAAGGTTTTAGAAGAGCAAATACTTAAAACATCGCTTGCAACGGGTGTTGCTGACGATAAATTACGCCCAGCTTTACAGCGTTTGGCAACCGCAACTGGCGACGTAACGAAATCTCAAAATTTATTAAAACTCGCACTTGACATTTCAGCAGCCACTGGAAAAGACGTTGAGACGGTTTCAAATGCCCTAGCAAAAGCCTATGAAGGAAACGCTGGAGCTCTGACTCGTTTAGGCGTTGGAATATCCGCCGCTGAAGCAAAAGCGCTTGGATTTGAAGGAACAGTAAAACAATTAGCCCAAACTTTTGGTGGTTCAGCTGCAGTTCAAGCAAACACGTTAGAGGGTCAAATTGCAAGGCTGAAAGTTGCCTTTGATGAAGCAAAAGAATCAGTAGGCGCAGCGCTGTTGCCCACATTGCAGGATTTATTAAATTTTTTTGTAAATACAGTTATACCTAAATTTAAAGAATTTAAAGATGCTGCCGTCAAGCCAGTTACAGATGCGTTTGAACGAAACCGCGAATCTTTGACGTTATTAGGTAATTTGATAAAGGATTTCGTAATACCGGTCATTCTTAACGGTTTTGGGGATTCTCTTAAATTCCTTGGAAAAGTTGCGGGTGGAATTCTTGACATTATTGGTGCAGTTGTGAGTGGTATTCAATCAGCAGTTTCGACTGCGATTTCTGCAATCAATACCATAATAAAGGCATACAACGCAATTCCAATATTGCCTAACATTCCTACCATCACAGCACCTAGTTTTACAACACCAAAAACTGGGTCAAGTTCAACACCGTCGCTGCCAACTACTCCCAAAATAACAACACCGAGCGCACCGTCAACTGGTAACACACCTGCAGCTGGAACGGCAAAAGCACCTGCAGTTTCAATGCCAGATTATTCCGTCTTCTTAGAATCAGCAGCAGCAAACAAACCTATTTCTAAAGGTTTTGACCCTTCAGCGGTAAGACGTGGCGATGAAGCTGGCAACGTCATAATAAACGTTAATGCACCTAGCGCAATTGACGAAGAAGGCTTCACTCGCGCAGTGGTCTTAGCGTTGAACAATTCAACAAACCGCGGCACTACTGGAGCGGGCGACCTTAGAACGAGCGCACAAATCTTATGACGGCTTGGACACCCGTTTGGAAAATTAAAGCCAACGGCACCGAAGTAACATCGGTTACGCTTGCCAATCTCAGCATCACGAGCGGTCGAAGCGATATTAACACCCCGACCCCAGCTGGCTATTGTCAATTACAGCTTATTAATACCGACGAAACCGTTTACGGCTTTACAATCAACACTTCAATCACAATCGAAGTCCAAGATTCCAACGGTGATTACGTTGCAATTTGGGGTGGGCGCATTTCTGATATTCGACAAGTTGTGACGGTGGGTGGAGAAATAGCATCGCCAACGGTTATCAATGTAACGGCAGTAGGTGCGCTTGCAAGATTACAAAGAGCTATCTTTGATGGCAATTTAGCTGAAGGATTAGACGGCGCACAAATTCAAGATTTATTGGACGATTTGTTGCTTAACAGCTGGAACGAACTTCCTCCCGCTGAAACGTGGAACACGTATAACGCCACCGAGACTTGGGCTAATGCGTCAAATATCGGATTGGGTACAATCGATGCTGGTGACTACACAATGTCATCACGTCAAATTACCGACCAAGTTATCTCTAACGTTGCAAATCAAATTGCTTCGTCCGCGCTGGGTTATTTATACGAAGACGCGAACGGGTTAATCAATTATGCAGATGCTTCACATAGACAAGATTATTTGACCGCGAACGGTTACGTGGATTTAGACGCTGGGCAAGCAATTGGTTCTGGCATTGGTGTAGTCCAGCGTCAGGGCGATTTAGCAAACAAAGTTGTCATAGACTACGGAAACAATTTCAATTCCCAATACACGGCACAAGACACCGAGTCACAAGCGACTTTTGGCGTTTATGCAGAACAGTTTTCCAGTTATCTTAAAAACACGGCAGACGTCGAGGATATGGGCGACCGCCTAATTCAGCTACGCGCCTACCCACGCTACAAATTCCAGTCAATAACCTTCCCGCTTCAGAATCCAGAAATGGACGACGCAGACCGAGATGCCCTGCTAAATGTATTTATGGGGCTGCCTATTAGAATTTCAAACCTACCCCCACAAATGCTAGGTGGAGAGTTCACTGGTTACGTGGAAGGCTGGTCTTTTAGGGCATCGGTAGGCGGGCTATACATAACCCTCAGTGCTTCACCAACAGAATTCTCAGCGGTCGCGCAACGTTGGGAGCAGGTCAACGGCGCGGAAACTTGGAACTCGATTTTGAACACGCTAGAATGGCAAGACGCGATAGGAGTTATTAGCTAATGGCAACAACGACCAATTTTGGGTGGGAGACCCCAGACGATACAGACCTTGTTAAAGACGGGGCTCTTGCAATGCGCACGTTGGGCAATGCGATTGATGCTTCTATGGTTGACCTTAAAGGTGGAACAACAGGTCAAATCCTCAGCAAAACTTCAAACACCGATATGGATTTCACTTGGATTACTAACGACCAAGGAGATATTACAGCGGTAACAGCGGGAACTGGTATTAGTGGCGGCGGAACAAGCGGTGCTGTGACAATTACTAACTCAATGGCAACCGAAATAACCGCAGCTGGAGATATAATCGTCGGCACGGGTTCTGGAACTTTTGACAATTTGCCAATTGGAACGACAGGACAAGTTCTAACTGCTGACACAACAGTCTCGCCTTATAAAGTTAAGTGGGCTAATGCAGCTGGCGGAGGTAAAGTTTTACAAGTTGTTCAAACAACAAAAACTGATACTTTTTCCACAAATTCTACTTCCTATGTTGACATTACAGGATTCAGCGCATCAATTACGCCGTCTTCAACTAGCAGTAAAGTTTTGGTTTTAGTCAATTGTGGAATCATCGGTTGCAGTAACGATTGGGCTATTCAGTTACAAATTTTGCGTGGAAGTACCGCGATTTTTAGTAATACCTCTGGTGGCTCATCTGATACCAATGATGCTTGGCACGCTTCCGGCGCTCTAAGTCCAGCGAATAATCGAATTGTGGCTGGCGCGCATATGTCGTATTTAGATTCTCCTTCTTCTACTTCTTCTCTAACATACAAAATTAGAATGTTGTCTGGAGATTCTGGCACAACGGGTTATCTTAACCGCTGGGCGTTAAATTCCGACTTGGGGTCAGTTTCCTCTATTACATTGTTAGAAATAGGTGCATAATGAGACACGATGCAATTTATAAGGCTTATCCGCAAGTGGTCGTTATTGATGATGGCGCGGGTGCTTTTGATGCTGAAGGTAATTCCGTATTAATTGACGCGGAAAAAGTCAATGAAGCAGCCGTCATTATTGATACAGAGGCAACTAAGAAAAAAGCCGAAGCTGAAGCAAAATTGGAAAAATTGGGTTTAAGTATTGAAGATTTGAAAGTTTTGGGTCTTGCCTAAACTTTGCAAAGCTGGCGTTCAATTGCGCGAGCAAATTGACGACTTATATTTAGAGCGTGACCGTCGCAGTGACGGTTGGATAGGCGACACCCGCCATTCAGCCCGCAAAAGCGACCATAACCCCGACAAGTCGGGAATTGTGCGCGCGATAGATATTGACGCCAACCTTAATGCACACCCAGAAGAAGTTTTTGATTTAGTAGAGAAAATTAGAAAATGCGCAAAACGTGGGGATAAACGTATTGCTTATGTAATCCACGACGGCAAGATTTCTAGTCCGATGCTCAATTGGAAGAAAAGGAAATACAAGGGTGCGAACCCACATCGTTCGCATTTCCACGTGAGCTTCACAACCTTGGGAGACAAAGACGGCAGTTGGTTTGACCTAGAAGGAGAGAGAGTCAATGGAAGAATTGAAGATGATGGCGGGCAGCTGGCTAAAGACGTTCTTGGCGGCAGCTCTGGCAACTTATCTGGCAGTCGGTTGGGACATCGAAGCGATTGCAAATGCAGCTGCAGCATCAGTCTTGCCTAGCATAATTAACTGGCTCAACCCAAGCTATACACGCTACGGCAAGGTTCGTTAATGAACTCGGTGAACTGGGGCGACTTGGCGGCTATGTCCGCAGTAGTTGCGGCAATCCTTACTGGATTGGTTTACATAATCAAGAAGGAAACCGCCCCACTAGCCGACCGTATTGAAAAACTTGAAGACACAAACCTTGAAATGCTAGGAATCATCAAAGCTCTGGCTTTATCCTTTAAGTCACAAAAGGGAGCAAAAATTGTCAACAAGAAAACGCGTCGCTAAGAAGTCAAAGAAGGTGGCAAAACGCCGCCGCACGACAAAAGAGCCAGCGCTAACAAAGCTTGATTTCTGGGCTATTGCAGCCAATGAAGTGTATAAAGCTTGCCGCAATGCTGGAATGGACGAAGGTACCGCTCTTGCTTTTGCAATGGATAGAAGCTCTTATCCCGATTGGATTGTTGACCCCAAAGACCCTATCCGAAACCCGTTGGACGATTTCGACGAGGAAGACGAAGACTAATTTTTACAAAAGAGTCGGAACTATTTGAGGCGATAAAGACCCTCGTTCCAGACCTAACCCCGACAAGCCAGTCAGACCGCTCGGACGGCTACTCCCGCTCTTTCCAGCTCATTCTTGAGCTCAAATGCCGCCGCACTCACTACGATGAATTAGTCATCGAAAAGCCGAAGTGGCTCTATTTGACCCGTAAAGCGGCTTTAAACGGGCTTACAGCCTTTTATATCTGCTCAACACCTAAAGGGGTTTATGAGTGGAATTTGACCGCTCTAGCAGCCCCACAATGGCAAATAAAGGCTATGCCAGCGACAACCGATTTCCAGCGGAATCACTTTGTAGACAAGGAAGTTGGCTTCCTGCACATCAATCAAGCTCGCCACATTAACTTTTAGACACGCCGATAAATCCATTTGCAATAAATCTATTTAGTAAATACATTTAACCCAAGTCGGAAAGTCCGACGAAGGGAGCGAATGTGATTGAAATAAAGTACGACACTACGTCGGGAGCTTGGACGGACGGTAAAAACTACGTCAAAGGCTCCATCATTCGACGTTATGCGATAGAACGTTTAGGGCGCAAATCTGCTCGCGGGCGTTTATCTGCAAATGAAATTAGCACCTACTGGCTAGATAAATTGGGGGTGGCTGGTTTTGTTAAATAGTCAATTTAGCCCAGACCAATTTGTGGCAGTCTGCGTTTTACTGGCTCTTGCTTGTGGCTTGGGAATCAAGCTCGGTTACAAGTGGGGCAAAAATGACTGGTATTCCAAAGGTTATGTGAGGGGGCTCAGCGTTGGACAATCTAGCCGACAAGTCTCCAAGTGAGTGGCTCGCGGACGCTATTGACACCTACCAGGAGCGGGGGTATCAGTGGGGCGACCCGCGGGACAATTTTCTACGCATTTACGAAATTTCGAAGCGACTCGGTGTTCAGTTGCGAGACCCAGCTGACGTGGCAGTTGTCTTTATCGCTGCAAAATGGAGCCGACTTATGGAAAGTCCAGCAAGCGAGGATTCGTATATCGATGCCATTGCATACACCGCTATCTTGGCTCAACTCAGAAATACAGATTGGGGCAACTTTGTCGTTGATACGGAACACGAATAGGTCGCAGTATTGCGATTATTGCAAGGGTAGATGGGGCAAGATGAAAGATGGCTCGTGGCACATCAATGCACAACGCCCCGCTGAATGGATAATTATTTCAGAATCACCCACACGACGCGGCAAACGCCGCTTCTACTGCCAGCCCTGCGCGAACGAAGTTCAGAACTGGGCAGATGGCACATTTTGGAGCTTAAAGGAACAGCTCGATTTTGCAATCAAACATTACGCAGAACAGGAAAAGTTAAATGTCGAACTGGCTTGAAAATTATGAAGGTGTCTGGGATAGATTTAATAAATTCAAGGCTGAATATCCCGACTATAGGCACAAGTCTCACGTATTAGCAGAATCGCTATCGCGTGAATCTGAAGTATTTATTGTCAAAACAGAACTTTGGCGGACGTGGAATGATACAGAGCCATTTGCGACCGGACTTAGCAGCGAGCTAAAGAGCAAGTCATACGCAATTGAAATGGCGGAAACGGGAAGCTTAGGGCGCGCATTACAAATGGCTGGGTATGCTGCCAAACCCAATGGCACACCTAAGAAGCCAATCCAAACAACGAAGCCAGAGTTGGCTGAGTTTGTTAAAGAGCAACGCCCGAATGACCCAGAACCGATTGTTTGGGACGTAAGCGCGGTGGCAGAACAATTAGGAGCTGAGGTAATTGATGACGTTCCAATTTGTTCGCACGGTGTGATGATTTACAAAGAAGGCAAAAATGACCGCGGCGATTACCGAGGATTTGTTTGTCCAAGCAAAGAGAAATCCTGCAACAAGTGGTACAAGCTCGATAGCGCTGGAAAGTGGTATTTGCCAAAATGATTATTAACGGAAAACAGGTGTGCGATACCTGCAATGAACCTGCACCTGTAGACCATAACGAGCCCAATGAGACGTGGATTTGTAACACGTGTAAATGCAGGTCTAATTGAGCCAGCATCGCAAACATCGAGGGTATGCGACGCAGCGCCTACTCGCTCAGTACCTACGGGACAACGGTTGGGCTTATGCCGAATCGACGGGAGCTGGGCGAGCAGGTAGCGACATCACTGGCGTGCCATTTGATATTGAAGTAAA